TTAGTTATTTTTCGTTATAAGTACCTATTTTGGTTTCTTATGTTTTACTTTACGGTAATACTTCTTCTTATTTCTGTATATTGTTGACTTAGGATTTATAAAATTCAAATCTAATTCAACTTCTCGTCTAATCTTTCTTTTTTGTTTGTTATTTAGTCGCATTCCTAAACGATCTTTTGTGTGGCGGACAATGTTCTGCTCTCATCTTATAAGGACAATACGAACAGTCATCTTTGTATGCAGGAAAATCTGCTTCTAGATTAAAGTTACCATCAGGCAAGAACGCTGTTTCAATAAATTCCTTTAGAACTTTATCTGCTTTATTAATAGATGGTTTACCAGACGCAGGTTTAAATACTTGAACACGCTTAACTGGAAAATCACCTCCTTCCCATATCTTTCTCTTAATAATAAAATATTCTATTTCAATATCTTTTATGTCTGTTCCGTATTGTTCTGAAAAGAATTTCTTATATAATCTTAACTGCATTCCTTCTGCCTTTTTCTTCTTAGCTTTCCATCCCATGTAAGACGTTTTAATATCTATGATTTTTATTTTATCACCGTCCTTTATAACTAAATCTATAAAGCCGTTAAACATAATATTAGAATTGTATTCTGTTTCTAAGAATATTGGCATTTCTATACCTACTAACTCCATGTGTTTTTTATCGAAGTATTCTGCTCTATGTTTTACAAAGTATTCTAATATAGCTAAGCCATCGGTATAGAAAGATTCCATATCTGCTTGACTTATAAATTTAGATACTTCTTCTGGTTTGCCACTATCTAAGAATGCTTCGAACATATATTTTTTTAACAGTGCAGGTAAATCTAGTTTATTGGCTGCAACTATAGTTTCGGTATACATTACTTCTAAATATTTTTGAAGTGTTTCGTGCATTGCTGTACCGAAAACAAGGGGTATACCAGGTTCGTGTAAGTTTATCTTGTCTATTTTCTGCAGTTTCCACTTGCGAGGACATGTAGAATAAGCAGCAACTTGAGAATAAGAAATAGATTTCTTACCCATCTGTTTAGCTTTTATTGCGTATTTTAAAGGTGCTTTCATAGTTTTTATTTATAGATCTAATATACAAAAAATAAATGACAATAGGAAATATTTTGCCGCTTATTTTTTATTGTTTTCAATAAGTTTATCTAAGTATTGTTTTGCTTTAAGTAGGTCTTCAATACCGTTTTTATGTCTCCATCTTGTTACATATTTAATTATATTACCTTCAAAGAAATCGAGACCTTGAGAATATGCATACTCCCACATCTCGATTCCTTTTGTGTAATGTTCAGGATGCTTTACAATATCCTGCTTAGGCATTAGGATCTTCTTTTGGTAAGAAGCCTTCATTGATATGACTGCATTTAGCACAAGAATAAACCTGCAGTGGAACTAGCGTTTCTTTGCCTGACGGAGACAATATAGCAGAAAGCTTTTTAAATAGAAATACCAATTCGAATGTTTGATTATCGCATTTTTCACACAATACATCTGTTAAATCGCTTGGACTAATTTGCACTTGAGCTTGACCATCGCTCGGATTCATATTGATTTCTTTTCCCATTATTTTCTTCTCATTTTTATTTTACCACCTCTGATGTACATCACACCTACAGGTATTTCTTTTAATTCTCTGCCTTGCATATCGTAGATTACATCGTTCCACCATCTTACTCCTTCTTCTTCGATTACAAATCCAGGAAGACCAACAGGATTACCCATATTAAATAATATCCATGAGTAAGTGTTTTGATCGAATACTAACGAATCGCATCTACTGCATGTTTCTACTAGATTTGATTCATAAAGGAATACATCGTAACAAACTTTAATTGTATCAGTTGTCATAATCTGTGCAAAGAACGCATACATACCTGATCCTGAATAACACATTGTTGAATTACATATTGTCCATAATACTTCTATTGAATCTGGATTATGTATTATGTTTGTTGTGTCTAGACCTACTGTAAGTCCTTGACTTTGATCTGTCCAATATGTTATTGAGTCACAGCAAAAATAAGGATTTGTTTGTTGTGCTTGTGTTTGTAGTCCAAGCAAGACTAATAATACTACTAAATACTTTTTCATTTTATTATCCCTTTACCTAATATTAATGGAGAAGCATCCTCATGTATTGCTACATGAAAACACTTTTCCTTTTCTTTGATTACTAATGGTTTTCCGCTCATAGTCTTATAGTTTTTCCAAACATATTCTGTTACAGCTTCGACTATTTTATTGTCTAGTTTCAAATCCATATTACATTCCCATCATTCCTGCCATTGGATTTCCACCACCAGCGTTATTATTATCGTCTTCTTTTATATTTGTTACAATACATTCTGTAGTTAACATAGTACCTGCAACCGATGCTGCTTTTTCAAGTGCAACTCTAGTTACTTTAACAGGATCAATAATTCCAGTTTCATACATATCAACTACCTTTTCATTTCTAGCATCGTAACCAATACCATCATGTTCGCCAGTCATTTCAACTTCGTTCCAAATAACATCTGCATTAAGTCCTGCGTTTTCCATTATAATTCTGAATGGAGATTGAATTGCTTTTCTTACAATATCAATACCTGCATTTGTATCTTCAGTACCCATAGCTTTAAATTCGTGAGTTTTACCTAACAACATCAATGCAATTCCACCTCCAGGTATAACACCTTCGTCAACTGCAGCTCTTGTCGCAGCTAATGCATCTTCAACTCTGTCTTTCTTTTCGTTAAGCTCTAATTCTGTTTGAGCGCCAATTTTCATTAATGCAACCCCACCAGCAATCTTTCCTAATCTAGCCTGAAGTCCTTCAGTTTCGTATGGAGAATCACTAGCTTCAATTTGTGCTTTTATAGTATCGATTCTTGCTTCTATATCTTCTTTGGTTCCGGCACCATCTACAATAATAGTGGTCTTGTTATCGCAAGTTAATGATTTTGTAGAACCAAACCAAGCAGGATCGAATTTGTCTAACTTCATTCCTTTTGTAGGAGAAATAACAGTAGCTCCAGTTAACGTAGCAATGTCTCCAAGAATTTCAGCTTTACGATCTCCATATCCAGGAGCTTTAATACAAGCAACCTTTAATGTTCCTCTTGCATTATTTACAATAAGTCCAGCTAACGCTTCGCCTTCGATATCGTCTGCAATAATAAATAATGGTTTATCTTGAGCTATACAATATTCAAGTGGCTTAACTAAATTCTTTAAGTTATTTAATCTAGCTTCGTAAATCATAATAACTGGATCTTTGAATTCTACTTGTAATGCTTGTTGATTGTTAATAAAATAAGGAGAAGAATATCCTTTGTCTAATTGTAATCCTTCTACAACCTCTAATTCGTCTTCTGCTGTATTACTATCTTCGACTGAAATTACACCTTCGTGACCTACCTTGTCCATTGCAGCAGAAATAAGATTTCCAATATGAACATCGTTGTTAGCAGATATAGTACCTACTTGTGCTATTTCTTCTGACGTTTTAACATCTTTGGCTAATTTTCCCAAAGCTTCTACTACTTCTTTTACTGCCGAATCTATACCAGCTTTTAGTTCTACGGGATTTGATCCGTTTCCCACTCTTCGATATCCGTCTTTTAATATTGCTTGAGCTAACACTGTTGCAGTTGTTGTACCGTCACCAGTTACATCGTTTGCTTGAGATGCAACTTCTTTAACCATTTGTGCTCCAGCATTTTCAACTGGATCTGATAAGTCTATTTCTTTTGCTACCGATACACCATCTTTAGTTGAGTGGTATTCACCATTCTTTTCTAATACTACATTTCTACCTTTAGGTCCTAGCGTAGCCGATACTGCTTTCGATAATTTTTCTACTCCTCTTAAGAGGTCTGCTCTAGCGCTTCCGCCAAATTTTAATTCTTTTGCCATTTTGTTATTGCTCTAAAATTGTTAATAATTCTTTTTCTTTAATAAACAGATAGTCTTCGCCGTCTATTTCTAATTCCCTTGCTCCAAATTTAGGATAGATTACTGTGTCGCCAACTTTACATTGCATGCGAGTTCTATCTCCATTTTCTAAATTTCTTCCTGGGCCTACTGCAATTACAGTTCCTTGTAATGTTCCTTCTTGTGTAGTATCTGGTATAATAACTCCACCAGAAGTTTGTCCTGTATCAGTTATTTGTTGTATTACTACGTTGTCTTCTATTGGTAAAAACATATTGTTATTCACTCTTTTCTAATTTTAATTCATACTCTGATTTTGTACAGGTAACTCCTGTCTGTTCTTTTACTAATTCTGGTGTTGTACACGATTGATTGAACGAAGCAAACTCTGTATGAGATTTCCATCTTCCACAACCAGCAAATAAACAACCAAATGCATTAGACAAATAATCTGCCTTTGCATATTCGCATTTCTTTGTCACATCACACATAGGCTTAAATCCTTCTGCAAGACTTATTCCCATATCTATCATCTTTTTTCTTAACAACCAATGTAAACCTACAATAAATTCTTCTTCACAGAATTGTAGTCTTCTTGCCATTTGTCCTCTTAGTGAACCTATAGTTTGTTCAACAACATAACTACATTCTCTCGACATAAGATTAAGCGATGATGGTTCTACTTGAGCATCCATATCTTGATTGTCGTCTCTGAGCTCTTCTAGTTCTTGCAGAGTTTCCATTACTTCTTTCTTAAATTCAGGATCTTTCTCCATAGTATCCCATACTTGAGTATATACTACGTAGTTAGGTTCTTCGCTAACTTTATAATCTTTAAATTTAATACCTACTCTGGCTCTCGAATGTTGGTCAAATTGACATACAGGAGTTCCTGTTACTTTGTAAGAAATCATTCCTGAATCTTCTTGGTAACTAAGAATTTCTACGCCTAAACATTCAATACCTTTTTTAACTATAACTTTATTCATCTGTAAATAACTTTTTATCTGATTCGCTTAGATCTTCGAATTTAATGTTAGTAATATATTCTAGTACATCTTCTGTATTGTTGTGAATTACTTTTAAGTATTCTCCTATCAAAGGAAATTTATCTGCTACAGATTCTATAACTTTTAAATATAATTCACTCATTGCCCATTCTTTATTATCTATCTGGTCAAATTTACCTGACGCATTAAAACCTCGCATGCTTACAAGTGATAATAGATTTTGTCCGAAGTGATATGAATGTTGATAGCTTTGAGGTAAAAAAGATCTTGCTGATTGCCAAGACGCTTGATCTGTATCAAGAGCTTTTGCGTATAAACCTTTAAGTCTTTTCATAACTCTTTTCTGCTTTGTACTAAGTTCATCAAGCGTAACAATATCTACATCAGATTTATTGTTATCTCTACAGCCTATGCTCATAAAACTAGTAAAAGGAGTTTGTGTATGATAGTCGAAAAGCCATCTTGGTACACCTCTTACTCTAAATATAAACTGTACCATCTCTCTTGCTTGAGGTAAAGTATTATGCGTTAACACTGCCTTAACTACTTCTAGTTTACCTTGTGGTGAGGTAATTGGCCATTTTCTTTCGAACTCATTATCTCCCCAAGTAGATGTGCTTGTAACAAACATCGACTTATACGGATTTGACATGTGGTCTTCTAGCGTAACCTCAACTTCGTCTTGTAATAATTTGAATTCTGTTTTCAATAGTGGCTGTTCCTCCGGCAATGTTCCCATTACTATTCGGAGGTTTTCAACCACGTCATAACTTAATTTTTCTTTCATATATTCTGTAACCTTTTATTTAATATAAATATAACAAAAATAAGTGACATAGGGAAATTATATGAGCTGTTTTATTCCTCCGCCTCTACTTTTTGTAAACCCAAATTTGTTCTTAGACACCGGAATACAGATAAAATCACCTTCTTTAACGTCCGCTATATCAACAGCGTTAAATACTGTAATAAACAACTGTTTTACATCGTCCTCTAAAACTATCTTATAGAATTCTTTATTGGTCTTTTTTGATTTTTTAATTATAATTTTATTTACAATTCCATACAATTGAAAACTACCTTTTTCTAGTTCGATTGGCAATTGTTTAGGTGCTGTTAGCTGAGTTATAATATCGGGAGCATTCTCGTAGAAAAATGCAGTGTATTTAGTAAACGGATGTTCGTTAAAATAGAAATCAAAATACTTCTTTTCCCATTCAAAGTTTTCAGACTTTTGCCAGTCTTTTTCACCTACATTGTTTTCTGTAACAGTTTCTATTACACTTTGTACTGTATCTTTCTTTTTCATATTTTTACAACCATTCAATATGTTTTCAAGTAACTTAGAATTATCGAATGTTGTTTTGAAATAACCTAATCTAGTTAATGGTTCGTACGTACGTTTAGATATCTTATTGCCTATAATAAAATTAACAATGTCTTCGGCCGAATTAAGATCGTCTGCAACTGCTGTGTTTATAAGTACTACATCTTTGCTTGATAATCCTTTTACTAAGTTTAATCCAAACCTAATAGAATTGTTTTCATAATCTACTTCAAACGTATTACTTGTTTGACCTACTGTAAATTCATTAAACTTAATTCCTTTATTTTTAATTTGTTTTATATACCAACTTAACTCTTCGTTAGTAGAATGATTTAATAACGCAGTATAATATTCCATTGGATAATGAACTTTTTGCCACATTGTCATGTATGCATTCATAGCGTATGCCATAGAGTGAGATTTATTAAAAGAGTAATCTGCATTCTTACCTAGTATTTCAATTAACTGTTCAGTATCTTCTTTAGCCATTCCTAATTTGTTAGCACCTGCCTTAAATCTATCTAACATATCATATAGATTTGTTTTATCTTTTACTAATCTACCTGAATCAAGTAACTTAAAAATCTTTCTACCAGCATCAGCTTCGGCCAAAGAGAAGCCACCTATTTTTTGTAAGATAAACATTACTTGTTCTTGAAAGATAAGCGCACCATAAGATTCACCTAGTATTTTCCATAGTTCAGGAGACCTTTGATCTAGATCGCTTTTAGCTGCCGCAGGATCTTTTCTATTTTTTAGATATAAATCGATAGCACCAGATTTAATTGCAGCAGGTCTAAACAAAGCATTAATTGCACATAAATCGACAATGCTAGTAGGTTTAACTCGCTTAATCAAATCTATCATGTTGTCAGAACCGAATTGAAATATATCTTTGCAATTACCTACAGTAAATTCATCGTATACCAATGGATCGTCGAAATCACCTTTCATAATTTCTAGCTCAGTATCTTTGATTCCGTGTCTATCTTCAATAAGTTTAAATCCTTTGTTAATAATAGATGCATTTTTTAAACCTAATATATCTAATTTACAATAACCTAATTCACTTACTTCTCTTGCATCACCTCCTTCTTGTACACCTGTAACTGTTTCACCTTTTAGTTTTAATAAAGGCAGTTCTGAATTTACAAGTTCTTTGTTACTAACTAATATTCCTGAAGCATGTCTACCAGTATGTCTAATCATACCTATCATTTTAGGTGCAATCTTTAAAAATAACTTTTGATTGTCTTTGATAAATTTAACTAGATCATGTTCCTTTTTCTTTTGCGCAATTTTAAACGCAGCCTTAATCTCATCTTCAACAGAAGCGTCTGGATTTACGCTGAAATAACTTGTAAGTTTATTAGATAAAACAAAATCTAATTCGTGTATTCTTGCCAAATCTTTTATTGTTGTTTTAACACCGAACCTACCAAAATTAGCAATATGACAAACCTTTTCTGTTCCGTATTTTTCTTTGAGATAGTCTTCACACAAACCATGTGTATGAGAATCAATATCTAAATCTACATCGGCAGGATCTATTCTACTAGGATTCAAGAACCTTTCGAAAATTAAGTTGTGTTTTATAGGATCAATCTTCGTTATATCTAGAACAAATAATACTAGACTACCTCCAGCACTCCCTCTACCGGCACCAGTCGCACCTCCTGAAGGATATACAAAGTTATTTAATAAATCATCTAAGATTAGAAAGTAATCTACAAAGCCTTTTTCTTTGATAATATCTACTTCATATTTTAATCTATCTCCATACCTATCATCATTACCTGGTAATAAACCATTACCTATCTTTTCCATCCACTTAGTTCTTAACTTAGCCATAAACTCAGCTTCAGCATCTTCTTTCTTGTCTAGGTATTTAGGGAAATTATCAGGATACATTGGCATTTCAATATTAACTTTAGCGTTAATTTCAAACGTAGATTGTATTGCTACCTCTAAGAATTCTTTATCCATTCCGTATGTTTCGGCTTCAGCATAAACTTCTTCTATTTCTTTGATGTATAAACTATAAACACTGTAGAACCAATCGTCCACTGAGTAAGAATTTACAGTTTCTCTTTGTCTAATTACATATAATAGATATTGAATATACCAATCATCTTTATTAACGTAATGATAGTCTAATGAGAATACAGGTTTTATTCCTGTTTTTTCGTATACTTTCTTGTAGAAATCATTACATGTTTTTTGCATGCCTAAATTGTTTAGTTGAACTTCTAAATAGAAATCTTCACCAAACTTATCTCTAAACTTTTTAATTAATTCTAATGCCTCTGTTTCTCTACCTGCCAAAACAAGTTGATTCCATTTAGATTGTAAACAGCCTGTAGTAATAATATTGTTTTCGTCTAATGTATCATATACCATCTGTAAACTAGATAGCGGTTTTCTGTAGAATGTTTCAAAACTAGCGTTAGATACTTTAAGTATGTTTTTAATACCTTCGTAGTTTTTAGCATACACCAACGTATGATTATTATCTGCGTCAGATTTAGTTAGTGTTTCACCTGCATCACCAACCATTTCAACACTACCTCTTTTAATTTCTAGAAACTTTTCTTTGTCATTGTGATATAAATCATTTGTATAAAGTTCACAACCTACAATAGGATTTACTTTGCCTGCTTTGGCTTGTTTGTAAAACTTGTAGAACGAAGACATGTTACCATGCTCAGTCAAAGATACACCGGGTGCACCTATCTCCTTTACTCTTTCAATTATATCTTCTATTTTTGATACACCATCTCCTTGAGAATACGACGAATGGCCGTGGAGTGGTACATAACTTTTAAACTTCTCACCTTCTTTGTGAGACTCAACATTGCAATTTTTACACATATATATTTCTTTGTTTTATATTATACTACAATATACGAAAAACATATGACATAAAAAAATATTTTAAGACTTATTTTCGTAATGTTTTACTATAGATTTATAGGTCTTTTCTATTCCAAGTTGAATATCGTATGCCTCCGATGGCAATGTATAATCACTATGTAGTTTATAGAAATTCTTAGATACACCATTGTGACGTTTTAAATAATCACCTTCTGCATGTATGGTAATATGAGTAAGAACATTGGTATCTGTTAACTCTTGTATATGATGGAGATATTCGGAAAACAATTTAGGATCGTCTTTGCTTATTATGAAATCGCATCCCCAACCCCAATCTCCTTCTAATAATTTTACAAACATATCGCCGAAATATTCGTAGCGCATATAATCTTTTTCTATATTAGGATCTAAAAAAACATCTAATTTGTTTTCTTCGTTTAGAGGCGAAAGAGTATACGGTATGTTATTTTGATCACAATATATTTTTTCTAGTATTTTTCTAATCATAGAAGAATTATCGAATGGTGCATCGCCGTATATAAACACAGGTTTCATAACCATAAATCTATTGAACGGCATAGACTTAGTAGCGACCTCGCCAGACCATTTAGATAAGCCGTATAAAGTTTTAGGATCTATTGCACAAGACTCATCGAACCTACCATCGTTTTTCATGTACTCATCAGGATTAAATACTGCAGTTGTTGAGAAGTATATCATCTTGCAACCTACTTTGTTTGCTAGATTAATTAAATATTGTGTACTTAATATATTTGAATTTACAGCTTCGTATGAAAAATCATCACATTTATCTGTATTAACATAAGCTGCAGTATGAATTATAATATCGTCTTTTGACATACGCCTGTCAACTAACTCTAGCACTTCTACGTCGGTTACGTCTACTTCTTTAGCTTTCACTAATTTGCCGTTCAAGTAACTGAAGTCATTTGTATATTCTGCTAAATCTGTATTGTCTAACACTGTAAATGTTTTGTTACCTTTTAAAGCATTGATAATTGAAGTAGCTAACATTCCGCTTTCGCCTGTTATAAATAGTTGTCTCATTAAGTTATGTCTTTTATTATTTTAATTGCCGATTGTTCTACCGTGTCAATCGTAGTATCGTATTTTTTAATTTTAATTCCCATCTTTTCACCTCTTTCAATAACCTGTAGGAATACTTCTCTTTGAGATTTCCAATCTTCTATAGCTAGATCTTGTTCATCGTGATCTATAAATCTTTGTTTTACAGATTCGTAATCACAATCTATAAATACAAATTCTTCACCTGCAAGATATGCTTGAAACCACATATCAAAAAATTGATTTACATGCTCTTCACTTCTATCGTAAATAATTAAGTATGCTATTTGAGATATATAAGATCTAACAACTGTCATTATAGAACCTTCAGACAATTGCACAATTCTAACTCTTACAGAATCTTTGCCTGTTTTATCTGGACCATCAATATGTATAAAAATTGGTTTTCTTTTATGTTTATTCATAGTACTAATATAACAAAATTTAACGACATAGTAAAATTTAAAGCCATTTACTTTTTGTTTATATAACTAGCTATCAATATAGCACACACTGTAAAGCAAATATAATATATAAGTATGCTTCCTCCCATTATAGTACTTGCATCATAGTTGAGATACAAGTTAATTGATCTACTTCTACTCTTCCAAAAATTAGAGTCTTGTAGTATTTAGGCTCAGGTACGCCATGAAGAAGTGCTAAGTTATGATACATTGTTTTAATTAAGTTTACGTCTATAGCTGGTAAAGTATCCAATGGAGTACACATCATTAACTCTAATGTTTTATCTTCTCTTGCAATTACATAAGACAATTCAGATTCTGCTTTCCATACGCTTATTATGTTTTTCTCCATTGCTTTTTCCCAATGTTCTATTTCTTTTAGAGCGCCGGGATTTTCGTAAAAACAAAGTGTTAGTTTAGTTTGCTTCATGCCTGTATAATAACTCTACTATGTTTCCGTTAAGTATTTCTATTCCACTATTTAGTTTTCTTCTTAGTGTATCTTCTGAGTATATGCCTAAGTTTTTTCTTAAATATACTTTGAATCCGTTGTCGTTTAACTTGTTTGCGTTTGATATATCATCGTCTACACAAAATGCAACTTGTTCTGGTTCAAAATTGTTTATAATATATTTTTCTTTTTCTTCGTCAAACATAATTGCGTCATAACATATTTCATTGTCAGCCAACCATTTTAAAGTATCTGAATATATTCTAAAGTATTTTTTGTAAGGTCTAGCGGTTAAAAGAACTATAGAATATTTATCGCATATTGATTTCATAAATTCTTTAGCTCCAGATAATACATCTAATTCAGCCTTTGCACCAGAAGTTCTATACTGTGATTTTAATTCGTATTGCTGTTTCTTAGGTACTTCAGCTTTGAATTTAGTTATTGTAGTAAACTCTTTACCTAATTTTTCACCTACAAACTTTAAGAATCCTCCTGGCCAATCTGCTAACACACCATCTATATCTATAAAGGCAATCTGCTTATCGCTAGCTTTTAACTTATCCATTGTTTCTTCTTGAGCAAACTTAGCTTCAACAACGTTAGATTTATCTTTAAACTTAGCATATATATCTTCTATTGAAAAACCATTTAATTGCATTAAACCTAATAGATACTTCATTACATCTACACATTCTTCTAATATGTTATCGTTGACATCTTCGGTAATCTTTGTAGTATGCGATTTCCAATCTATCTCGTCTAATACTTCATACACTTCTTTAGATAGTGCCAAGATATATTCTTTGTTCCACTTAATTTTTAATTCTTTGTTGTTCATAACATCTTCCAATGTTAATCCCTTTTTCTCAAAGAAACTCTTTGTAAATTTGTATTGTATTTCGTATATTTCTTCTAACTTATCCATGATATAACTCTGTCTAATGCTTCGTTCGCTTTAATTTTATGATTCCATTGTGCAAATCTACCTAACATCTTTATTCCGTTTACACTATCTATATTTTTACTTTTTACTATTTGAATCGGTAAGTTTTCAAATTTCATTTCAACTTTATTACGCTCTATTGTTTCTGACGTTATAGGTTCTACAGATTCATATACTATGTAGTTATCGAAATAAGTTTTTCTTGTCCATTCGGTATCAGCAGAATAAACATAACTATATTTACTTACAAAGAATTTTGATTTTGCATTATAATCTGTTTTATAAAAACATTTACCTTTTGTTTTTAATTCCGATAAATCAAGGTCCATTTCTGGTGCTAGCTTGCTTAGTATATTTAGATTTATTGTAGATATTATATTGTCGTATTGACCATAAATCAACGGGTGAATTTGTTGGTCATCGTTAATCGTAATTGTTTTATTAACTACATCTATATTTGATATTGATTGCTGTATTAACTGTCCTCTTTCTTTAATAATTTCTAGCAATCTATTAAATACTTTGGCATAGCTTTCTTGCGACATCGCACCTAATTCTATATGCTCTATTTCATTTTTGCCTTCGGACAAGTGGCTACCTTCAATAGATTTAGTTCCTCTAGTTTTTTCAACATATTTACTTTTGAACTCTTTGCTAGGCATGTCTGTTGATTCACCGTTTTCTGAATAACCAACTTTAGCGGTTTGTATGTTTATCCACCAATCGGGAAATATTTCTTTGATTAACTTTAACATATTTGGCGTTGATTGTAATAACCTTGGGCCAGGAATGAACGGAGCTTTTAATTGTCCTAGTGGACTTTTGTCGACCAACTTGTAATCAGGCATATAGTAAGCAGCTATCAATCCTGCTGGACCTGCTCCTATGATATAATTGTTTTTCATATTAGTTTTAGTGTACGGGCAATTGAAACATTTGTTATTGCAACAATAACCTCGATTTAATAAGTATTCTTTTGACAGAGGTTTATTCATAATTTTATTATAGATCTAATATAACAAAAATAAACGACATAGGGAAATATTTTAAGTATTATAATGTACCTATTTCGCAAGCACCACCAGCACATGCTAATTCGTTTGTTAGGTCTGTATTGTCCTCCATCTCTACAACTTTTGTTAAATCTATGTTGTGTAACGAAGATAACATTTCTTCAAATTTCTTTTTAGTAATATCTTCGAACGGAGCTTGTACATAGCTTCCACCATCGTAGGGCAATACTGACAATCCATTATATGAATTTCTATTTTCCCACATCCATTCTCCTGCTAGATCCCATTCGTTTTCTTTTAAACTAATTGTAGCAGAAACATTGTGAGAGTTTGAACCGTTTCTATGTCCTGATTTTACCCATTCGTCTGCTATTCGTTTAACTCTTTCTAATAGTGCAAACGGAGATTCAGTTCTTAGAATAGATCCTTTTGGAGCTCTTTGTGGAATACTAATACATGCAGTATCGTGTGGCCTAAAATAATCGTCTTCTAATAGTTCTGGGTGATTCTTCGATAAGTAATCGTAAATAGATTCGTTCTTTCCTACCCTTAATCTTCGTATATAATATTTATTGTGCCATGCGTGAATACCTGAACTTGTTCCCAATACTAAACTAGTTGTTCCAGCAGGTTTTACAGTTGTTGTTCTTGCAGCTTTATTGATTCCTATAATCTTGGCAACTCTTGCATTTTCTTTTATAACAATTTTAGATGCTTGTTTCATATCGTAACCTAGTACAACACCCGATCCAATACCTGTCATTGATATACCTACCAACGCATCTCTTTCAGTTGTTTCTTTCCAAATTTCTCTTAGATAATGAAAGTCTGTATATGAAGCTTGAATTGTTCCAATGAACGTAGCCATCTTTACTCTTTCGTTTAAATCTTCTTGAGATTCTATGTTAGAAACATTTACTTCGCAAAGATTACAAAACTGATAAGGTCTTAATGCTATTTCGCAGCATGGATTTGTTCCCCAATCTTTATCGTTATTAAGATATATTCCTGGTTCTCCTGCTCCCGATAGTTCAATTCTTTTCCACAAATTCAGGAAAAATTCTTTAGTTACCTTATGTCTCATCAATACTGCAGAATTATTTGCTCTACCTCTTTGCGGACTTAGTTCCCACCAGTTACCAGACTTACAACTAATCATTTCCTCATCATACGCTGAGAATAAACTAATTAAAGCAGCTCGCCTAATACCACCAGCAAGCACAGCATCAGCAATATGACAAACAATGTCATGGACTTCAAGCGTTGACAATTTTGTTCCATCTTCTTTCGCATCTAGTATTCCCTTTATTTTTAATATACATTCTTTTAACGGTTGTGGACCTGGAGCTTTTCCACCTGACGTAACTAGCAATGCTCCCTTAGCTCTAATATCTGAGAAATCAAATTTAATCTTTGAAGCTTTTCTACCATTGTTAGAACCAACATAAGATTTTATCAATACTTTAATAGCATCAGACCAACCTTCGATATTATCGCTAACTACAAATCTTCTTTCTCTATTTATATGTGGCTTAACAATTTCAGGTAATTTATTTACATGATGCGATTGAACGCTATAACCTACACCACAACCAGACAATAACAAAAACATAGTTTCGCTAAAGCTATCAACATGATCTATCGGTAAATAACTACAGTTGTATAATCTATTAGGACTAATTTCAATCGGCTTTCCACCAAATTGCATTGACCTCATAGAAGGCAAGATTTTCTTATCGTATACTAACTGATACGCTTTATCTAATTGCTCTTCTAGATCTGGAAACTTCTTGACATGCATAGCTTTATTTCTGTCGACAAGTTCAGCCCATGTCTCTCTTCTGTTGTGCTCGGGTAAATATTTTGCGTACTTCATGTGGACAGTTAAGTCCGACAATATCTCGTTAGATATATCCATAACCTTCATTCTCTTTAAAATTTTAATGTGTAACTATAAATATATTAGTCTTCTAATTCTTCAAATCTTTTCTTCATTTCTTTTCTTAAATATTCTTCATGATTTCCCATTTGAGATTTAAGTTCTGCGCCTTGTACAGATGTTTCGCTATACACATCGAAGTTACCATTGTTAGTATTAATCTTTGATGGAAACGTAATTCCATCGGGACCAAATCTATTTTTAATAACGTGTATTCTACCTGTTCCTGCTACTTTGTCTTCTATCTTTCTACTCAAAGACATTACAAAATCAGCTGTCATAATTTTACTATATGATTCTGCGATTTTATTTGCTTGAATTACATCTTCGTCAAGCGCACTTCTATTTGCTTGTGATGCTGTCCAAATAGGAATATCTAATTCACCTGCCATACCTCTAAGTTCTTCGTAAATATTTCCTAGTTCATGTCTTAGATCTTGTCCTCTCGTAGCGCTACTTCCTCTCAACAAATCTGCATAATCTAGCATAATTATATCTGGCGTCTTGCCTAAGATTTTATATTTTTCAACATGAGATTTTATAGTATTTATTGTAGCTCCTTTTGTAGGATAGTATTTTATTATAAGATTACCGGGAATATTGTTTACAGTATCTTTAACTTGATCGACATTATATTTTAATTCTTGATTAGCAATACCAGTAACAACAGAATCATA